TTTTCATTACTGATTGGTTGTTGTATGACTGTGTATTTATTTGTGTGATTGGTTTATTATCTGTGTGGATAAGAATATCTCCAGTCTCAAATGATTCAAGTATATTTTGTCCTAAGAATGTTGAATCTGATGTTTGGTAGCCAATCTTTGTTGCAAAGTCGAGCTGGTCTTTTGCAGCTTTACTAAAATGGTTTACCATCCATTGAGTGTCGAACAGTTGCTCTACAACACCACGCCCAAGCGTTCGTGTGTCATCTGGGATTAAGTGAGTGAGCAGATAAGGGCTTTTTTCTTCTTTTCCTTTATAGAGACAGAAATCTTGGTATTCCTTAGAGCTTTCGTTGTATAAAAACGATATAACATGCATTTGTTGTGTATACTCAGTTTCATCTGCCTCGTTGTCGGTAAGCATTGATAGTGGGAGCATGCCGTGTACTTCGTATACCTCAATGTAATCAGCGTTATTATCTACTTGCTCTTTGTTTAGGTTTCTACGCTGTGTTTTAGAACCAATTAGACTTTCAACAACGTCTTTATCGTAGCCTGACATCCTAAGCTCTGACTCTGTGTAGTAAATCTTTTCAATGACTGGTGCCTTGTTAATGTCTAGTGGGTCAACAATAAGTCTGCTCCACGAAACGACATCTTTTGTTAGTTGTCCGCCTTTTTCTGTGAACTTAACCACTGAACTGTTGTATTTAGCTAGCGAGTATCCCCATTTATTTAGGAATAAACCAAATTTTTCTTTACGCATCCATTCTTTTAGCTTTACGTCTGCGAGCATTGCTGGTACGACATGTTTTTCCTTTGCTGGGATTACTTTGATATGCTTAGTGTCAATGTCAGTTGCACGGTCTCGTGTTTGAACTGCTGTTGTAACAATGTCGTCAAAAGGTTTATCTCTACCAAGCGAGTCTTTACTCCCCGAAATATGTTTACCGTTCGTGTACGCATCTATACGTTCAAGAGTTTCGTACATTGAATACTCGACATACTTTCCCTGTTTTACTGTTTGTGAAGTGTAAGACTGCTCTTGGTCTCTTACAATCTCTGCTAGTTTGTTTGTATAACTCATATATCCATTGTGAAGCCAAAAAAGTGTGGCTACATTGACGAGTTGCGAGTTTGGCTATTCCTTGCTTGAGAGAATAATAGTTTTTGTCTATCGGCTATCTCAGCGTCATGTTCAGATTGTCCAGGAAGCATTGCTCCTAATATTTCAAAGTACATACGCATAATGAACGTGTCTGAGTGGTCTGGACTTCTACCAATAAGTGCTTTGATGTCATCTTTTTGTGTTGCTGTACGTTTACCGTCACCTTTTGAAACGTCTTGATATACAGGTAGTTCTTCTATAATCTTTTCCTGAAACGCACCTGTTACTCTTGAAGCTATTTTATGGTCATTTACTAGACTAGCTAACTTGAAAACGCACTGAGACCTAAGATTGCTGTATTCTGATACTAGTGGCGGTGTTTTTAGGTAAGAAACATTAGGTAAGGCAACTATTGAGGCGTCTGTTTTAATTGGTGCGTAACTTGATTTAAAACCAATCACACCATTAAGAAGTGGCGAGCGAGCGACATTGTCACCAATACCAATAGCGTCTATTGCAATATGTGAATATGGTATTTGATTTTGTGAGGCTTCTTGCCTAATCATCCCAACAATAGACTCATGGTTTAGCCCTGAGTATTCTTCACGTCTTGTTTCTTCTAAGTCTTCCCAGAAAGAAAACACAGTTTTGTCAGCTCCTTCACCAGCAACATCTACAATCAAGTATTTTTTACCTGTTTTAGTAACGGAATTAGTGAATATGTCTATTACGGAGGTGTATCTAAACAAAGCACCTTGATTATCTACATATTCTGCTAGATATTCTTGCCTGTATGTGTTGTGGTCTATTTCCTCTTTCGCTTTCTCTAATTCTTCCTTTGGAATGTGTGGGTTGTCCGACGTTGGAAAGGTGAAGTTTTGCCAATCGTTGTCTTTTTCAGCTAGTTTTTCTAAACGTCTGAGGTTAGGGTTTTCTTTCTTTGGAGTACCAATGAATGTTGCTTTACCAGCCGTGTCTGTTAGTGCTGGTCGAAATATTTCTTGCCAACCAATAAAGAAATCTTTCATCGTGTCAGTCTCATCAAAAACAATAAGGTGCGCTTTCATTCCACGAAAGTTTTCCCTGTTTTCCCAACCTGCAACGTAAATGATAGAAAAACCACCGTCCTGTGTTGGCACTTTCATTTCAAGGCGTGATTCGTTTGCTTCACCTATTCCTGCAAGTCTACCTTTTAATGCTTCCCAGATAATCGAACGAGCTTGCTTTTGAGTTGGCGCAATATAAAAAATGTTTCGGTTCTTCTGCATTACAGCAGTAAAAACCATTTCCTCAATCTCAACTGTTGATTTACCTGAACGTCTTCCAGCCCTAACCACCTTAAAACGTGCGTTAGACTGCACTATTTCTTTTTGTTTTGTATGTAGTTGCATTTAATACCGCCCACCGATATTATTGCTATTTATTTTTGAAACTGTCGTCAAAGGTTATTGTCAAAGGAGCGCCGTCTGCTCCAGTTTGTTCTACCCTTTCACTAAAATGCTTTTTACCTATTCCTTTTGCTACTAGAGTATTAGCCTGAAGTTGTACACGTTCGTCTTCACTAGCTTGTAATGCTTCTATATGGTTTAGACTTTTCTGAAACATTCGTTCTAGTCTGTAACTTAAAAGGTTTTCCTGGAAGTTATGGTAATTTTGGTACTTCCAATAGTTCCAAGTGCCTTTTGGAATCTCTAGTATTTCTTGGATTTCATTCTCTGTTTTGCCTTCAAGATAAAGCTCTTTAATTTTCATTAAATACTCCTTATCGTCAAGTAAAGAAGGTCGTCCCACATCGCCTTTGTTTGCCATATATATATTATATGTTCTGTAAAGTGCTAGATACCACAGCCTTTATATTGTTGACAGTCTCAATATCTATCTCGCTGGTCACAACAAAACCGTCCAGGTACACAACAAGATAGTATCTAAAATCGCTTTCAATTATTTTACAGTCGTTAAAAACGATTTTCTTTGTTTCAATCTTCATTTTCAAACTCTTTTAGCTTCACGCTTTTATCCTGATAGTACCCATCGAATATATGTTGCTCTGCGAACCTGACACAACAACCAACGCATACCGAGCTTTGTTTGTGTGTCTCTGGTGTAAACATTAGTCTTGCCTTTTTACTTAGATAATGTAGCGCTTCACTTAAGTCGAAGTTCTTAGCTGGCATGTCTGTAATGTCTTTCCATTCGTGTTCTTCGTATACTACACAACCGCATAGATCACACCTTCCGTCTGTTAGTTTCCTAAGTATCTTTTCATTTACCCATTGTTGCTCCATTTGTTTTTTATAGTTGGTTACGTCTACTGTTCTAACCCCAAGTTCGGCTGCTATAATACTGTCTCGTTTGAAGTGTAGGTACCCTTCTTTTATTTTATTTTTTTGCTGTTCGTTTAACATTTTTCTTTTGGTTTTCTATTTGAGATTCAATAAGAGAGTCAAGCGTATTATAAAATTCCATGTTAGATTTTTTATCCAACCTCGCCTCCTTAGTCTCCGTACTCTCTGGAACGTATTGTAGATTTAGGTGGTCTAGGAGGAGGTTTAGTTTTTTTTCTAAGGAATAGAGTCTTTTGTTGACACCCTCCGCTCCTATACCCCCATATATGCCAATGTTGTATGTGTGCCCGTACATCAAACCAAGTAGGTTTGCCACATTATCTCTAATCTCTTTCTTTTCTTTTCTTGATATAAACATATTATTTGCTTAAATTACTGCCAGCGCCAAAAATACAAACAGCAATGTTACAAAAACAGTTGTAAGTATATTCTCCGCCATATGTTTTTGCAGACACTCGTCGCTTCCTGAAATGCACCCACAATATAAACACTCTCCCTTATTTGCTGCCATAATTTTTAATTTAGTAACTCATCCGCTAACCCCCATCTAATAATTTCCTCTCCGCCGTTTATCATAAAGTTATCCGCCAAGAGTTTCTTTTCAATCCCTTTTAGTTTGGTGTACTTTTTGTAAACCTTTACCAGCTCGCCTTGTACAAAGTGTGCGTTCTCTGTGTTCCGGTCTATCATTTCAGGATTGTGCGAGTATGAACCGCCTCGTGCATAGTGTAAGTGGTAGTATGCCCTGCTAGAGACGTACCGCTTGCTTCCTGTGACCGCAATCATACTTCCTGCGCTACATGCCATGCTTGTGACATAGGTTCTAACTGTTAGACCGAGTGACTTAGCCTTTTCTATGTAAGAGATGAGGTCAAAAGCCTGTTCAAGACTTCCGCCTATACTTGTGATGAAGATGTTTAGTCCATCTCGTTTACCACATTCTTTGCATAGGTTTGATTGGCGTGATACTTCTTTAATAAAAGGCTGTACTATTTCCTTAGCAAAAGAGTCTCCTATCTCTCCATTGATGTAGAAGTTGTTGTCTTCTGCGTGGTGTTGTGATTGTGTTTCTTCTGGCATTCTATTTTGTCACACGGCTCTGCATATCAAATATATTCCACTTTAACCGAAGCATTCTTGTTTTTATATCTTTAACTCTATTTTGGTACTCTGATGTATTCTCGTCTGGCAATTCTTCTTCTCCGATAGTTTCTACCTGCTTATCACGTAAAAAGTACCCACATTTAATTTCTAAATCATTAAAACACGTTTGTACTTGGTACAATATTTCTGATATTTCTTCTAGTTCACATTTTTCCTTTTTTACTGAATTACCAGCACACATCGCAACTCCGACGTTATTACTAGTGTTTACAATTTCGTTTGGATACATATTATTTTTAGTTACTTATATAAAACAAAAACAGACCCAACCCCGTCTGGGGTGAGCCTGTTTTCGTATAAAACTTAGATTTGCACTCTTTCAAGTACACGTACATTTTACCA